CCTTGTTTCAAATCACTGGTACGCTTCCACCCTTTTTCCAAACAAGGAGAACCAGAGAAAAGCTCTAGCACCTTACTGCTTAACTCTACCTCCGTCATCATATCTATTAATCTAGTCATTCGCTTGCCTCCTTGTTTTTTCTTGCTGAAAATCGCCTTTCTCCAGTTCGTTTTCAGCAAGAGTCTCTCTGACAAACTCCACGTCATACCCTCCGTTAGCTTCTTCGTAACCTAAAGTTTTAACAGACCCACAAGTATCGCATCGGTATTCTTTTTTGGGAGGGTCGCACATTAACAACTTATTAGGGTTAGGGACGATCTTGCCACAACACCTAACTACTTTTTGTGTAAATCCGGTAACTTTATATTCATGATTATAAATCTGCATCACTCTCTCCTGTTAAAGCCCCTTGCGACCACAGCGGGGCAGACTGCTTATAGCCTATCGGTCATCAATGCGCGAGTCTTACGCACTAATTTTAAACGCAATTTGCTTGAGTTTAAACCTTTCCATTTAGCTGAAACCCTTACGCTGATTGGCGTACAGAGTTTTTATTTCAACGCAATTCTGTTAGTTACTCTTCTCCTGCTTCGGGTGTTTTATCTTTCATAACGCTTCCCCCTTGGAGGTTCGGGCCACGGCATCCAGTATTTAACCTCTAACGAATATCCTTCACTCTCTTCACTCTCTTCACCGCATAAGTCGTACCATGCCCCGCTCCCGAACTTATAGCAAACCATGCTTACAGTAACTAAACCTGTAAGAGAGTATCTATCTTCCACGCAACCAATCACAGGTTCACCATGTACCTCTGGCAGTCTATCTTTAACACTTATCCACTTCATCACTCTCTCCTAGTTGTTTTTTCTACTGATGCGTTAAAAACTACAACCGCAAGACCATAAAATGCTGAAAGCAAAAACGCTAATAAACAGACAAGCAGAGTGGACTCAAAGCCTTCTTTTCTAACAAAAATTCCCGACATTTCAAAAAAAAGGAATTGAGTTAACAATATAACCCCTGTAATTATAAAAAGTGCTTTAGGTACAACATAACTTATTTTATTCATCACTCTCTCCTCATCCTTCCATTAAGTAGCTCAGGGTTTTCGTATATGTTGCCTAGAATTTCTGGGAAATCACCTTCCATTGCGCTATCAGAGTACGAATTGTCGCAAAATAACTCAGGGTTTTCGTAAATAACGCCATAGTCTGGGGTGATTTTAACTTCTACCACGCCCAATCCAGCAACGAGGACAATATCACCCTCATAGATTTCAGCGCCTTTTGAGTCCTTCACGCCAGTGTATTGCCGTCTAGCTATTAGGTTGTATCCACCCACTGCAAAATATTCGCTATGGCAATTCTCAATCTCGTCGAGCGTGTAGCGTAGGTCAAGCAACTTCCCTGCTTCTTCGCGCTGACACATATAGCTAAATTTAATTTCTCTCATCACTCTTCTCCTTAGAATTCAATAAATTATCAACAAGACACCCCACTGAGGTATAGTAAACGCCTTCGTTATGATCAAAATGAGCTTCCATTTGCTTGTTAAGTTTTTCACATTCGGCTTGGGCGAGTTCCAACGTGGCGTAGGTTACTGGTGGGTGTAAGGGCCAAATGTGGTTAGTAGCATTATTTTCTTCTAGGTAAAGAACGTCCCAGCCACCACTTCTATTTCTCATTTCAACGTATCTCATCACTTCCCTCCTTGTTTTTTCTTGATGCGTTAAAAACTACAACCGCAAGACCATAAAATGCTGAAAGCAAAAACGCTATAAAACAGACAAGCAGAGTGGACTCAAAGCCTTCTTTTCTAACAAAAATTCCCGACATTTCAAAAAGAAATTGAGTTAAAAATATAACCCCTGTAATTATAAAAAGTGCTTTAGCTACAACATAACTTATTTTATTCATCACCGCTCTCCCTAGTGACTGGCCCTATTGTTCCCATAACTGTCACCATGTTGCCTTTTAATTTCTCGTCAAATTGGAGGGCATTAACTTTAGATGATATATATGTAGCATTTCCGGCACTGTCGTATTGCATTATAGAGAGCTTTGAATTAGCGTCGCGCACAACAACAGCCACGAGTGCTAAGTCTCGCTTATTCAAATCACTTATAATTTCTTCATAGCTTATAGCTTCCATCACCCTTCTCCTTAGCATTCAAATAATCCAGTAAAGGTTGGACGTTCTTTTTATCAGTTAGGACTGATCTAAAACTCTTATCAAGAACACACCGCCCCCAATAAAACCAAACACCGGCTATATGATCAAAAGCAACTCCATATTTAGCCTGATTCTTGTCTTTCCAATCCACCACCTGATCAGGCTCAAGGTTCAACACAGCTTGCAGTACCATGTTGTATCGTTGTTGGTACTTAGCGGCTTTCTCTGCTTGGACTTGAGTTTTGTAGACGTTGTGGTGCTTCAATCTCTCATTTGTGAGAAACCCTACCTCATAGGATGAACAATTATCCCGATTGCAGACACCAACTAGAACGCTCCCTGATATGTACCAATACTCTTCACCCTTTTCCGGCTCCCACACAATGCTTTTGGGTTCGGACTGTAGTTCTGCAACACGCTCGACTAACCGTTGTATTATCTCTTTATCGTTCTGTCGTATATCTTCTCGATACTTTTGTCGAAAATGTCCGTGATCGTCGCCAGACGCGTAGTTGTAGTTTTCTAATCGCTTTTCAAACCTCAACGCCTCTTCGATTAATTCTTTATCTTTCATCGCCTTTCTCCTTTTACTGACGCGCATAAAATTTCAGCTTTATCAAGAACCGCTTTACAATGTTCTAGCATTGAGTAATCTGCGTCACTTAATCCAATACAAGACGACAGTTCTCTTATCACTAGATGCATATCTTTATAATGCCCGACTAGCACCCACTTTTCTTTTTGCACTTCGCCTTTTTTCTTTCCCTTAGCAATTAGTTTTTGAGGGATAAACTTTAAAAGAGTGTGATTCCATTTATCAATTTCAACTTTAAATTTTGAATTTATATGTACCGTTTGATTACTCATCGCCTTTCTCCTTCGCGTTTAGATAATCCAGTAATGGTTGGACGTTCTTTTTATTCGTGAGTGGTGCGTGTAAATTATCAACAATATAATAATCTGAATAAAACCAACGCCCACTTTTATTATTAAACACAACTCCATATTTAGCCTGATTCATGTCTTTCCAATCCACCACCTGATCAGGTTCAAGATTTAGTACAGCTTGCAATACCATGTTGTATCTCCTCTGATACTTAGCGGCTTTCTCTGCTTGGCCTTGGGTTTTATAGGCGTTGTGGTGTATTAGCAAGTTCCAATCTTCCTCGCCGTCCCTCCATTCTGTGTCGTCCAAAGTTCCGTCAATATCCACATACCAATACTCTTCAGCCTTTTTCGGCTCCCAGACAATGCTTTTGGGTGCAGGTTGTAGTTCTTCAACACGCTCGACTAGCCTACATATTGTCTTTGCATGGTGACATGGTAATAGCTTTGCGAACTCCAGCGCCACTGCCATTAATTCTTTATCTTCCATCACTCTTCTCCTTCGAGTCTTTAACCCAATTAATGTAGCTAAATTTAATTTCTCGCATATCACTCTCCTTGTTTTATTGCCCCCGAACATCAGAATTTAAGTATTTGCTCACTTAAACCTGTACTCCATTAGCACCTTCCACAAACTTTCAATATCTAGCAGATCATGATGTTTCATGACGCACCTAGAGCCATAGCCAAAGTCTTTTTGGAAATGTGAACTCCCAAACTTCTTACGACTGATCCAACCATTAACTCGCATCACCTCTGGGTCGCTAGTCCGACCAACCAAAACAGCAATCTTTGATTTGAATTTATCCATGTTGTCAAAGATCAGGTTGCCAAACTCGGCGTTGTTAAACTTCACATCGATGCTCACACCCTCAAACCAAAGGTCAACGCCACCATCACTCACTACGTTGACGGTAGGCGTCTCTACCCCAAGTAATCGAGCAACAGCGAACTCTGCCTTAAAGCCATAGATGTTTGCCTCTACCCTGCTTTGCCTGTCGTTCTCTAGCCTTGGCTTGAAGCCCTGCATCTCGCATAGCTTTACCGTATCGGCTCCCATAATTTCAGAGCTGTGAACGTCCTGCTTACTTAGCTTTATGAGCATTTTTCCAAATTCCTTTCACGCCATTGATGATGAACTGTTTGGTGTGTATTGGATCTGCAATCTCAGGTATTGAATTGATTGCCTTTCGTCTTTGTTCTTTTGTCTGGAGGTCAGCTATCTGTGACGGTAGATAATAGATTAGAGTGGCTCTGGCGAGTGCGTGGAACTCTTTTGGCATACTTCCCTCTATGTGCTTTAGGCACTGGGGGTAATATATTTTTTCCGCCGCATTTTTTACGAGGACTCTAAGCTTGTCTGGTTTCATCACATCTCCAGAAGCTCACGCATCAACATAATCCCAGTCTCATAATCGACTGTCGCAGTGTCTGATTCGTAGCCCTTTCCCATTAAATCTGATAGCCGAAACACAAACTTAATTGGCTGTCGGTCATACTTATAAATTAGCACTGGAATATACTCATCACCGGCAGAGGTTAGCGTTTGATCCCACCAGTCTTCTTTGTGCCAGTTGCCAGACTTATAACGCTTGGCTTCGATCATCAAATTATTAAATTCAATGTCCGCTTTTCCGGCAGTCTGATACTGTTCAAGATTGCGCTTCAAATGACTAGCGCACTCACCAAACTCATCTTGAAATTTCTTAATAAGATCGCGCTCAAAAGCGTGACCCTTCGAGCGTCCATTAATCGGCACGAGGATCATCCCCCATGCTATATCGGGTGTACCAGATCGACTTCATCTTGTCTTGCTCTGGTGAATTTCCCGCCTTGTTGCCTTGGCGCCATTGGTACTTAAACGCGGTGATTTCAGCCCACTCTCTGACGCGAGCCTCACCGTACAATTGCACCATGACATCGATGCATTCAACGCCACCGTCTTTAATGTAATGCTTGGGTTGAAATACGTTTTCTTCTCGCAAAATTGCAGGGTGTTCTTTTGCAACACGATCCCACTCCTCTGGCGTTGCGCTACTCAGTCCAGTTGATCTTGTCCGCGATGTATTCTCTAAGATCGTACTCGGTTCCATACCGCGCAATGAACCGGCTTTTCGATGGGTGTCTTGATGTAAATTTTTCATTGTCTTCTCCTGCGCGATGATGCGCGTAACACAGTGGAATTGTCAGTAAGTGAGCGTCCGGTTTTGTCTTGCCTTCAATGTGATGAATCTCGGCAGGACTGGTAACGCCATACAATTTCTTGCATATGACGCAACCGAATTCAGCAATTGCCGACATCCACTTTTTTTCTTGGACACTTGGCGTTCTACTCTTCATTCGATGCGTACAAGTGATCAACCGATACGTCGAAATGACTGGCAAGTTTCTTCATCACTTGAAAGCTTGGAAACAAAGTTTTGCCAACTAGAAACCGATGAATAGTGGGTTGAGGCACTCCAGTTTTTCTAGCCAGAGTGGACTGTGAAATTTTGTGATCTTGCATTAGTTGCTTTAAGACGTTCTCTTTCATTTTACTTATCCTTGGTGGTTGTAAATTCTATTTTTTTCAAACCGTAGGTTAGCCATTGTTGACTGCCAGACTTTGAACTCGACCTCTGCCGCCGCGAGATTTGATTTTGCGGCAACCAATTTTCCTTTTGCCGTACCAACATCTAATCTGCACTGGTATACATCGCAATCTTCATCGGCGGTGCGAGATTGTTTCGCGTGAGTTTTGTGACCTCGCGACTCTGCCCTTACCATTGTCAATGCAACCATCTTTTTTAATTCAGCCTCAGCCCCAGCCAGTTCATACTCCGCTCTTGCGATTGACTTGCCAGCCTGTCTAATGTTTTCTGCAAATTGCTCTTGATCGTCCATTACGCTTCCTTCGAGTAATTAATATAAAATTTTGGCTTACTGCCTTTTCTCTCCTTGTACTGCATGCAAGCCGTATCAAATTCAAAACCCACCTTGCCCTCATACATGCCGTTTCGATTCTTTAGCACTTCAAAATAAGAGTCCCATTGCTTGACATACTTTTCCGGTGGCTCTTCACCGAGCATCTCTGCTTGCTCAAGCATTTCAATCTTGCGCTTGTTCTTAAAAATGGAAATGAATGTATCGGCAAGATCAGTAATCGAGCCTGACCCCTTAACGTCATATTTGTTTGGCGCGGAGTACTCAGACTCACCCTTGCGAACGTGCGTAACTAAGAAAATTGTTACCGGAAAACTAAGCTTAAAATTCACCAACATTTCGACAAACTTTTGCTGATTCTCATAGTCATCCTGCCTCACCATATTGGTTAGCGAATCAATGACAAAAACATTGATGCCATAACGGCGGTAGGCGTACTCAAAACACTCCATTAAATCCTTTGGTTTGGGCGTCAGCTTATCCACGAACAGCCATAAATTAGGGGCTAACCACTCCAGTATTTTCTGCCGATAAGGCTTAGGCGGTGTGCCTGATCCGGCGGCTTGCCGCATCATCCTGCCAAGGGTGGATTTGGGGGGCATCTCCATTGAGGCAATCAGCACTTTTTGATCTTGCTGAATCGCGTTGAGACACATTTGTCCAAGGAATAAAGACTTGCCATGACCGTTGATGCCGCAAAAGCCAATCATTTCATGGGGTCTGAATCGAATATCCTCTTCATCAAGCTTGCCCCAACCGGAACGAAAGCCACTGTCCTCACCTGTAACGCTGAAAAAATCATCAATGTCAGATTCAAATGCCGTAACACTTTTTAGCGTTTCGGGGTCTTTCCAAACCGCTTCTTCATAAGCACCACTTAGGACAAATCGAGCGTATTCATAGGGGTTCTGACCTTGGGGTGCTTTCATCAAAAGATCATTGATATCTTTGGTGGGAAGGTTGATTCGATGACATCGATCACCTAGCCGATTCATAATTTCTGCGGCGGCTAATTCACCTTGCTCATCCATATCGGTTGCCACAAGGATGCGCTCGAATCTTGCTAAATTCTCGTACTCGTTCTCAATCCACTTGGTTTGTTTGGCTCCTTTTCCGCCACCCATTGGCACGGATAAAGCGGGAAATCCTAGCTCAGTACAGCAAATGGCATCCATTTCGCCTTCCACTAACCAGCCCTCTCTGGCGTCATCAGGGATAACGTGCCAACCGAAAAGAATCGGTTTAAGGTTTTTTTGAGTAGAGGGGTTGCCGTCATAATTCATCGGCTTGGTCTTGATAAAAACCAGTTCGCCCTTGGGATCATAAAAAGGGAAGACAACGTCCTTACCGCCCTTCCCATCAGTTTCATAGATTCGATGTCTAAAGCACACCTCTCCCACATCTTTAAAGCCTCGGCTATCCATGTAGCCATGGAGGACTTCACTGTTCTTTTGTTCAGGAAGCTTTGGAATGTTGTAGGTTTTATTTTTTACCGCGCTGAATTTTTTTGCCGGAGCGCCATCACGAATATTAAATCGCTTCTTCCCCCAATCCATGGCATCAACAAGACTTAACCCTAACGCATGCTGAATGAGATCCAACATATCGCCAGTATCACCGGTGGCAAAGTCAATATACCTGCCAGACTGTTCTCCATGCAGGTAGACAGACATTGACCTGCCCTTCTCGCCATCAATCGAACCAATTTTGTAACAGCCTGATTCCACGCGGCCATCGGGATAAAGTTCTTGACAGATACCGGAGGCGTTCTCGCCAAGGCGTTTTGAGAGATCTCTAATATCAATCATTTCACAGCCCCCAACAGATCATGCTTTCTGTCATGACCTTGAAATGACTTAAGCGCATCCCAGTCTGGCTTGCCAACGGACTTCCATTCTCTGCTGATTGCAAAATCCACAACACCTGACAGGTCAAAGCCGTGCCTCTTCAAAATGAGAAAGTCTTGGGTGATTACCGTAACCATCTTCTTAGCTGGCTTTCTGCCTTCACGCTCATCAAGCTTGTACTCCCACCATTTCTTCCAAGCAGACTTACTAACACCTTCCGGTGAAGTGTTAAGGAGGATAGAGCGCCAACATGTTTGTTCTTTTTGATGTTTGTTCTTTATGATATTTGTTCTTTGGGTCTGATTACCTTGATCTGGGTTTACTTGATCTGGGTTTACTTGATCTGGGTTTCGATGATCTGGTGGAAAGCGATTCCTAACATCAGTCACCAACCAATCCCACCGCACGACATGACCGCTTTCGTTTCTAACAATTTCTCTACGGATGTATCCCGCGCTCTCAAGCTCATCGGTAATGCGCGTCATTTTGACGTTGCCGACTCCAAATACAGTGCAAAGCTGATTGTTGGTTATTTGCCATTCATCAATATGGCTCAAGAGATAAACAAGAACCCCTAGAGACTCTGGACTCAATGAGTCATCTCGCTGTGTGCTTGCTGATTTTGTTTCGGAACCTCGAAGAAGGCTGTTGGGGAGGCGGGTGTAGTCTTGCTTGAGGGTGGCTCTTCGGTAAATCATATGCGATCCATGTCAGTTCACTGTGTTAAATTATGTACAAGTGTAAATCTTTAACTAACACATAGCAACGATGAATTTTTTTAAGTCGCGGCAAATCACAAAACTACCTTTGTGTTCATGCATATCTTTTTTTTCTACACTTAGATTTCTATTTTTTCACTAGCGTCTTATAATTAACTCTTCACATTAATGTTTACCTTAGTGTATAATGCCAAATCAGATATTCTGAATTTATGCCTATATAAAGGTTTGCAATTGTTTAACACACGGAGATTGTTAATGGACAAACTTGGAAAAGAAAAAAGAGCAACGATAGTCAACAACGCACTTGATAACGCTGGCGTACCCAACTGGGGACGAGCCGGAATTATTAAAAGCGCGTTGAGCGTATCACCCGCAACAGCTAGTGGATGGCTCACTGGTTCGTTGCCAAAAGATCCTCATTCATTGCTACACTTCTGCGACAAGTATGATTTAAGCCCCCATGAGTGGGTGTTTGGAGAGAAAAGCGCCGATACATCTGCTCTAACTGAAGAAAAAATTATAAGTTATGTGGGGAAAATTAAAGAGTTTGAAGTCGCTTCGGGAAAGACGCTTACACCCGATCAGTTTGCAAAGCTCTTTGTTTTACTTACTCGCTCGGAAGATCAGGCAAAGTTTTTACTGGAACACGCTGACTTTTTGTTATCTTAATTTTTAAAATGCACACCTCAAACCCGATGCTAGTGTGTCGCGGTAATGTATTCTTTAGTAAAAACGTATTAGAACAACTAATAAAAGGAGTATGAAAAAATGATGGTCAATACACATACTAATTACTATTCGCTCGTATACTTGAGCTTTATAAATACACGATGAAATAAGTTTTACATATTTGCATTGCTTTTACGTATTCAGGTGCTATAATTAGTCCATAGATAACAAAATGGATTAGCACATGGATACGTTGAATCGCGCACAAATCTGGAAAACTCTCAGCAACATTGATGTAACTCCCCTCTGCACTGAAACCGAAATGATCGGCAAAGAGACCATTCACTATTTACCGTGGATGGCGGCTCACGAAATCATGATGGGTCAGTTTCCTGAGTACACTTGGGAATTTTCTGAAGATCCCCAAGGTCGAGAAGTGCATTACTTTGATGACGGCTCTGCGGAAGTCCGCTGTCGAATGACCATTGGCACTCACACCAATATCACGTATTTACCAGTTCATCGGCATGGGGTGGCGATCCCTGCACCCAGCGCAATGGACATCAACAAAGCCAAACAACGCGCTAGAGTGAAAGCGTTAGGTGAATTTGGTTTAGGTTATCAGATGTGGCTCGCAAAGCCCGATACTTCACCCCAATTAAGAGAAGATGCTGAAGACAAGGTTACTGAAGATGACTTGGTTGCTCAGTGTTGGCTTGCCGCCAGAGATAAAATTGCCGAGGCAACTAATGTTAGCGCCGGTAAAAAGCATTTTAGCCGGTACAAAAAAGGTTTAGAAAATCGTGGCTTGGTTGACTCCAACGAAAATCGCTGGAAGGAAGTGTGTAAAGCAAAAGGCTGGAGGGCTGAGAAGTGAGCCTTGCTGTTCAGGGGTCACCTGAGTGGCATCTTGCCAGAGCCGGAAAGATCAAAGCCTCTGTGTGTGCCGCACTGGAAGGCAAACACCCCTATATGAAGCCTCAAGATCTTGTTCGTCAGGAAGTGAGAGCATTAGCCGGTGCAGAATCTGAGTTTATTATGGTTCCTGCCGTGGCTCACGGTCAAATGATGGAAGATGTAGCGAGAGTTTTTCTTGAAAAGCTACAGGACTACCGTGTTGAAGAGACCGGTTTAGTGGTTCACCCGAAATACGATTTCATTGCCGCTTCCCCCGATGGTTTGGTGGGGCTAGATGGCTGTGTAGAAATTAAGTGTCCCTACCCGAAATACACCAAAGAACCCTATTCGATTTTCAGCCCGAAACGAAGCATGTACTTGATGCAAGTCTATATGCAGATGGAGGTGCTGGATGTGGACTGGTGTGATTTTATTTGTTATCTCGCGCCAAACGAAACGCACAAGCCGCAATACACGTTAGAGCGGGTTGAGCGCAAAGAAGACTTTCTGACTGAAAAGCTGTCTCGAAAGTATTTACCGCAACCTGAGAAAGGCACTATTTCGCGGCTTGATCTTTATCAAGAATGGCACAGGCACATTCAGTCTCAGCATGATCATGAAGACACTCGCCAAGAACATGTAAAAACGGTAGTTAAAGATGATTTTGAGACGATTACTACGGATGATGACCTAAACCACCTATCTCAAGTTCAAAGCCGAATTAACAACATTAAAAGCCGGATTATCGATGAGTTAGACGCTATCGATGTGCTATCCAAGACCTCTGAACAACTGAAAAAAATAATCGCGGAAAAATACGAAGGTTCAGTCAGCAATGGGTCAACGCTAATTAAGATTATCAACAAAACCCCGCCAATTGATTACCGACAAGCTTTCGAGTTTTTGGGTGGTGAAGAAGCGGTGTTAGAAAAAGACGAGCAGTTGGATTCGTTTCGGCGAACCACAGGCTCACGACAAATTTCAATTCAACATGGAGATATCCAATGAGTAACTTTGAAGTGCAAGCCGGAAATGGTCGGCTGTATAAATTAACCCCTGAAAAGAAGCAGAAAGAGTTAGACCGATTAAAAGGGTTGCGCGAAGACAGAAATCAAGCATGGGCTACCGATGACAAGGCTCATGACTACGATGGCTTTTTGCAGATCGGTCAGAACTTTATCAACTGGTTGCAGGAAGGTTTGAACCAATCAGGCAATGATTTGATGCGAATGAACTGGAAAGGAAAAGTGGTTAAGACTGATAACGGTGCTGTGCTTCAGGTGAGAGATGCTTGGATTGGCAACGGCATGATGGATTTAAAGCAATTTAATGAGTCAGGCGCGAACGTGTCGAGCAGTCAAGCGCAGTCCAAGCCACAAGCGCCGGTTGAGATGTTTGATGAAGAAGATGACCTCCCTTTTTAATAACCAACTAAAGGAAACGCAATGTCACTCAGAATTACACGAAGCGTGGATTCTATTTTGTACGGTGGTGAAGATTTGGATCCTGACAACCTTGAAGGCACGTTTGAGCATCGCCTTTGGGTTCGACGAGTCAGAGACCATCGAGGCAAGCAAGACGCGCTGGTAAATGTGACATCTAAAGAGGGGATCAGCGAGCATATTTTACTCGCTGGAGAGGAAGGGATCTGGTTGAAAAATGACACCAACGTGAACATGGTTGGCGTTCAACAGTACTGGATGAAATCAAAACCATATTGTGACGAGTGCGGACGCGGTGATGTTGTGCCTGAACGCATGGTTCCACAAGCACGATTGGCGGTGTCAGCACCGCGCAAATACCAACTAATACGCCATGATGCGAGGAAGAAAAAATGAGTGAGCCACAAACTTTAATTATTGATGGGCAGTCCTATGATGCTGAATCTGTTGATCAGCAATGTCGAGAGATGTTAGTTGCTGTCCAAACTGGAAATCAGGCAGTTGCCCTAGCCTCTGCCCTGATAGAGGTTGCCAAAGTTGGCATTGATTCCACCTTCTCCAATGCGAAAAAGCTGTTACCAGAACCGCTTGATGTTGAGGGTGAGGTCGAAGCCGAGGAAGCAACACACTAGCCCCCCTAGCCAAGGCGAACTCCTCAGCGCCTAGATAGCTGGACTAGCTCACCAGTGGCGACAACGAGCTACTTACCAGATATTTTTTTTTATGATTTAGGCATAAGTGCCGATATTAGTGTTGTGTTATCCACTCCACACGCACAGGTAATAGAAGGATATGCCCGAATCATCAAACTTATAAACTACAAGGATATGTATTATGTTAGACACAATTAAAAAAATAATTGCCGAAGAAAACCTCTTTGAAATCCCTTGGTCTACGACCCTTCAAACCATCGATGGTGACCGCGTCTGTCTGGTATCAAATTTTCAGGCCAGTGATGATTACCCGATTGTTTGTTTAATTGATTACGGCACTGAAGTGGGCAGTGACACCTACACCCTTGAGGGTGAATATGATGTAGGCGTTGCCTCTGGCAATAATTTGATGCCGATTTCAAAATAACACTACCCTGCCTAGAAACGATTTTTGCGCTATACTAAAAGGGCTTCTGGGTAGAAAGTCAGACATGGAGAATGATTATGACTTTTGAAGAAGTAGTAAAGCTATACCTAAAAACGCCGACTAAGAAGTTTGGTAACAAAAAAAGTCCGGCGGCACATAGCACTTTAACGTGGATGTGTTCTAAAACGCCTGAGGGGCTTAGAGATCCTGAGACTAGAAAGGTCTATAAATACAGTAAATATTTGTTAGACAAAAACCCTAGACGAAAGATTATCTGGGATGACACTTCAGGAATGTTTAAGGGTCGAGATATGAAATCGATAAACTCGGCAGATGTGACTAAGATGGAAATTCTTCTTCGTTGTGACAAAGGACTTAGCGAGGCGGGGATAAATAACTATCTAAGGTATCTTCGCGCATTATGTTATTTTGCGAAGAAACGGCTAGCAATTAAGTTTGAAGACTTTCCCGATTTTGAGTTGGGAACGGAAGAGGAAAGAGTAGAATGGCTTGAGCCTGAAGAGGCGCTTAAGCTGATTCGGTGGCTAGATCCTTTACGAGCCGATATGGTTCGATTTGCTCTTGCTACTGGGCTTCGGAATGCCAACGTCACCCTCATGAAGTGGGAGTATTGGAATCCGAAGACGAGGGATATCATTATTCCGAAAAAGGAAATGAAAAATGGTAGCTCTCATCACTTAATAGTCACTAAAAGTGCAAAAGAAGTTCTACAAAATAGGTTAAAGGTGAGGGAGAGGCTACTAAAAGATCACCCAAGCTTGGCGGGTAAGCTGGACTATGTATTTGTCCAGACTAGCGCTAAGTCCCTTGGTAAGCCTTTTTATAGAACTTCTGTTTGTAACAAGACTTGGAAAAGGGCTGTTAGTTTAGCAGGTCTTCCTTCTTGGGTTCGTTTTCACAGCTTGCGACATACCTTTGCATCATGGCATATTATGGCGGGAACGACAGGGAAAGAGTTGATGGAGGTTGGGGGTTGGAAAACAGAGTCAGCGGTTGGACGTTACACCCACCAAAATGAACCGCACAAAAAGAAGGTAGCATCACGGTTGGATGGGGTTTTGGCATAACACAACCCCAAATGGTAAGTTAGGGTTTGTCGCTTTCAGGTTTTTTTTGGAACGATAGCACTAACACAGGAGGGTTGAGCTATTTAGTAACCCTCATAACATGTTGATTTATAACGAAAAACTCCAAAATGGAGCGGGAAACCGGGTTCGAACCGGCGACCTGTACCTTGGCAAGGTACCGCTCTACCATTCCTTATAAATCAATGACTTACGAGAGCTTTCTACCCAGAAGAATTTTCGTGATAGCACAACCCTAAAGGTAATTTATGAAGAAATTTAAGCAAAAAATCAAAGAAACTAACAAGCTAGCTGATGATTTAATTAAGGATGCTAAAACATCAAATTCATCGCTTTATGAATGGCTAGAAATTGACTTTAAAAAAGTGACTTTAAAGAACGGTCACTGCGTCCTTATCCTATTTGGTTGCATCCTGCTGTACATCCTATAGATGCATAACTGAGATAACCTTTTATCATTACTCAAGGCGCTAAACGAGCAGTATAATAGCGCCTCTTTCGTTAACCCCCTTACCTCTAAAGGCTCTGATATGATCGTTGTGTGTGCGTGTGTTTTATTTGGTTTAGTTGTTATTGCTAGAGACGATCTTGCAAGCTAGCTCTCTGTCGCTAGAAGCTGTTGAATTAACTTCCAACGCTCTTCAAACTCTCTGCCTTTTGCTTCGCCAAATAAAAGGTCTGACTTCTTAATAGTATTCTTCAGAGTACTGTCTGACATTGCCCATGCCTCATAATCACCCCGAACAAGAGATCTTGCATCTTTTCTAGTAACGCCGTTAGACCGCAAAACCATCATCAGTTCGGTATCAGTTAAGCCTGAGGATCTTGCCGCTGACACTAGCTTTATCATGCGCTCAAAGCCTTCTCTTCTTGCGCGAGAGGCTCTTTCAAATGCATTGATTAGATCTCCATTAGATACTTCGTTAGGGTCTCTAAACGTAGATGTGAGAAGCGAGGTGGCATCTCTCTTATCTTGGTTAAACTCGTATGCTTTGAAGTGCAAGCTAACTTTAGGGTCGAAGGTAGTCGATCTGAATCCAACTAACGCCAGCATCTCATCGCGCATTTCGTATTTTTTACCTGACTTGCTGACTTCCCCAAAAAAAGCCTTACTTATTCTATTGACATTTTGAAGCACAGAAGGAGCCATATTTTTAATCATGAACCCAGTCATATCTACAGTAATATTAGACGCAGTATCTGCGGGGTTATATATTCTTCCGCCCGAATCTTTTTCATTTATCATTAGGTTGAAGACAGTACCCGCTGAAATATCCTTACCAAAGAATGGTGATAGCATTTCTTGAGCAGATTGAGCTAAAGCATCATCTACAGGCTGATCTCTTAGTAGCGCATTGATAGGTCTCTTCCAGTAAGCGTATGGGTCAAGATAGGTCAGGTCTATGTACTCTAAGTCACCTTTCTCGTCTCGACCTGTAACGACTATATTTGAGTTTCTAGACCATTCAGGACTCATAAGGCGAATAGCCTCTTCCTCCTCTTCCGAAACATCCCATGCCGCAAATGCCGCCGCTTGGATAGCGTATATACCGCCACTGACCAAAGCCATACCGGCAAGCCTACGGTGAGCAGAAGCCCTCATATCTGGGTCTGCCATGTCCTGCTTTAGGTACTTGAACATGTTGAAACTAGTTCTAATAATCTCCGCAGGGAAAGACACAAATGTTCCAGCTAAAGGGAATCGCCTTAACTGTTGCATTGCTCTACCAATTAAACTGTAGGTAGGATAGGTGTTTCGTATTCTTTCTGCGGCAATTGGTGCGGCTTCTTCGTAGCTAAGACCTTTAGCCTCCATGAGCAAATCCATCTCATTTTGGAATCCTACAATCTTCCAGAAATCATCACCAAATTGGTAGAACTTAGCGGCTTTGCTAGCCCACCGTTGCATTTCCGATTTTGCTTTACCAAGCTTTCCCTTAGCCATTTCTGAGCCGACAAGATCATTTTGTAGAGCATCAATTCCGGAATCTTCCATCGCTTTAATAAGCTCGCCAGCTACAGGAGTGTCATAAATAACGCCAAGTCTTTTTAGCTCTCTAATGTAAGCTAACTCGCCTCCTACAGAGCGCATATAAGATTTATATACAGCTATTGATTTTTGCGTCTTGCTCCAATCAAAGTGACCATTAGCTATTGTAAAGAAGCCCGCTGACATAAAGTTTCTAGCAATAGTTGTAGGAGCAATAACTGTTTTGCCGTACTTAACAATGGAGTTAAGGGCAACAATATTGCGATACATGCCGTCGAGGGAGTCAAGTCCGTTAGCTTCGTCGAATCCCTGCTTTAATTCAGGAGTGACAAAAAATCCATTTAGTGGAGCCATAACACTAGACTGGTCTGCCGCTAGCTTTACATAAGCATCTGATGGCGCTGTCTCAGCAGTAAATAGGAATACTCCTTCACCTTGCTGTTTAACTTGCTCAAGGAACTTGTGGTTGAAAACCAACCGGCTTAACTTAGTAGCTGTCTTGACGAAATTAATTCTAGGTTCTTTGTATTCACCTAATAAAGCAAGTATCTCTGGAGCAATCGTGTTGTTCTTTTTCTTTAGAATAGATAGATCTTTTGCTCCAAGCTTAGAGTTAACAATGAAAGAACCAATGCCATCAAAGGCAGTGCCTTCTTTAAGAATTGTGTTTATAACCCTCTCAACATTAGTTGCACCGTTTCTCTCTAAATATGCTTTAGCATCATCCAGTACGTTATCCGGTACGCTTTTTGCCCAATTAGGGTCATCAAAAGCCCTGTAAGATCGGTTTAAATACTTACCAAGATTAGACTTAAAGGTACTTAGCAAGCTTTGCTTTGCTTCTATTTCTTTAGTTTGTGTTTCACTATCTAGAGCATCGAGTTGTGATTGGATGACTGTTGAGTAATCCGCTGAGTACTTGTCAATATACCGTCTCATCCGACCAATTACTTCTTTGACTGCCTTAGGCAGATCGAGAGACTCTAGCTGATCAACAGGCACTTGCAATGCGTCATTTAAAAGAGACTCTGGAACATCAGTTCCTTCAGGATATGCGTTCTTTATTGCCTCATCGTATGATGCAATGTGCATTCTAATATCTATTTCAACAGCACCAATCTCGCCATCTCTCTTTATCTTAGACTCAAACACCTCATCGTTTAATAATCCTTGAGGTGCTAGGTTTCGCCTAAAAGTTCTTGATGCCCAGTCAGTAGCTTTATCAATAAAAGATTTCTCTTCTCTGATTCTCGCGTTCTGAGCGGCATTAGCCTCTTCAGGGGTTAGGTTAGGGGCTGACTCTTGTCTTGGGGGTGAGGAAAGCAGGTCATCACTTTGAGCCTTAGCTGGATCGAACTGGGCGTTTACTGAGCGGATGTTCGGAGAACCTTGAGGGAATACAACAACAGTTGACCTAGGACCAGTAGCATTGATAAAGACAGGGTCATTAAGATTTTCAAAAATAACCTGATCGTAGCCCCTTTTGAACGCTCTATTAACCACTACGTCGGTTGACGTAGGGTTCGCCTGACTATCAAAAGGGTGTGGTATGTCAAAAGCATTATCGCTTTCACTAGCGTCTATTACTAAAGGGTTGCGACCTTTTTTTATATAGACAGGATAAATATGCCCTCTATGATTCCCTTCTGATTCTTCAAGTAATGACCCTCCGGCAGGGTCAGATCCTGCGTATTGGTTTGCAACCTCGCTGTTATCTGTCAAATAAATGCCAGCACTTCTGTGACCAACTTTAAAGTTTCTATACCCCATTAGGGTTTCTTTGCCAGACACTAAAGAGCCATGGTAATAAACAGTATCCGTATCAAACCCCTGAGCCTTAGCTTGCATCATTCGCTCAGGGTTTCTTCGAGGTGGTGAGCTTAGGAAAGCTACTTCTTGAGGAGGAACCCCAAGCTTCTTGGAGTTCTTTTGAATAAAGAGATTTAACTTGGTATCACGAGCTTCAGCTAGGCTTTTTGCGATTCCTTCAGCTTGCTGGAAATCACTAAGGCGCTGTTTGATAGACCCATGCGCTCGTTGAATTCTCGCGTTTCCTTGCCGCGTAAGATCTGACGCGGGACTTTTCCTTCGTAACGCGGCAATGATTTGCTTTTCGGTGAGGTCTCTGACCTTTCCATTTTGTTTCCTCTGGACTTTGCCAATTAGTTCTTGAGCTTGTTCAGTATATAAAGATTCTTTGAAAGAAGCAAAAACATCGTCGTAGTTTTGAATTTCAGAATAGCCAGCAGGTTGCCACTGAGCGTCTTTAGTGCCGATATTAGTTATGCCTGAATCATCAACAACCAATATCTGGTCAGCCGCTAAAGCAATCTCATTCATATCTGGCGTGACAGGATCAAACGTCTCTTGATCAAAAGCCAAAACATTAAACTCGTAACCATTCGGGTAACGAGTAAAGTTAACCTCAACCCCTTCCGGCAATGCGTTAGCAAATGCTTCTATCTGATCTCTTGAGAGAGCATCTAAGGTTTCTACGAACACCTGACTGGTTTCCGTGTAACCCTCTCTAAGTCCGTCAGCGATATCGATAATGTGTGACGCAGGAACTGCATCCTGATCCCACTGCTTAGACAGTGAAGTCATTAGAACATTTAATTGATCACTTGTTACAGAAGCCGGAACAGGCACTCGAATATTGGGAGATACATCACCCTCATAAGTACCACCCACAGCAAGAGGAACGCCTCCTGTTGAGGTGGAAACTCTTGTGGGCTTGGCATCAACCTTAGACAGACCGAGAGCCTTAAAGTACGCTGTGAATGGATTGGTTGCGCCCTGAGAAGACTTATTTAAAAGCGTGGCAAAAATAGAGTGGTACTCATCGGCAATTTTTTGGTCGTTCTGCTCAATTGCGGCATCAAATACTGCTCTGGCGTCCTTACCTATATCATTGCGAAGGCTGTTAATTTCAGCGGTAATAGTTCTTTTTTCTCGGAAAGTAGCCGTTGTAGGGCTTAGTGCCGCAGGAACTCTTGGGTCTAGCAGTATTTCTTTAGTAATTTTGTCGTCAGGAACCGCTATACCAGCTTCCTTTAATATCTGTATTGCGCCTTTTCTGTCTCTTCGACCAGATGAGTCTTTTCGTAAGAGCGACATACTGTAGTCATCAACATCATTTACTCCACCAGATATTTCCTCAGCAGAGGCTGATTGATAGGCGGCTAAAGCATCCGCGTCAGACACGCCTTCAGCATTCTTGTCTTGAATAAATTCATTTTTGTATCTTTGCTCAACCCAGCCAAGAGCCTGTAATTGCCATGTTTCGTATGGTTGCGCTCCATCAGGAAGATTGGCGTTTAGTTTATCTCTTAACCCTATATAGAACCGCGACATCACCTCATACAACTCAGGGTTCTTGCCAATGGATTCGCCGTCAGTATTAAATGTTGCGGCTACCTGTCTATCGTTTGTTGATAGGGTGGGCTTAGACATACCAAGAACTAAATGCATCGTGCCGCCAAAGGAACCTGTTTTTAATCCTTCAAGATCAGAAGTTTTTAGGGCATCCGTTACGTTTTTCTTAATAACAAGATCGTTATCTATTGGCTTACCTTGCAAATAATTAGCGTAACTCGCAATAGTGCGATGCATGTTTACAAAAGGGTTTGCTACAGGACTTGTTGCCGCCACGACAGATATAAATTGTTTTATCTCTTTGTTTGATAAATCAGGTAATACTTCTCGCATAGCTTCCGCTGAAACTTCATACCAGTACCTTGCATTATCAGATAGCTGAAGCGCACGATCCCAGAACTCAACCGTATTAGCATTAATGCCCAAACGCTCTACCGTCTGCTTGGCTAGATTACCAACCTGCCCCTCCGCATTAGTGTCTGTTAGGCGAATAGCCTCATCAAAAATTGAATCAAGATCCGCTTGAGGTATATCAAGACCATCTCCACGACGAGACAAATCAAGGTCTGAGTATCTTCCTCCAGAAATTGTTTTAAGAGGCTGTCCTTCTTTGTACTCGCCAGCAATTCTTTCGCTGTAGGGGATATGCTTTTGAAGCTGAACTAATGATCGAACTTTTGCTTGATTGTAGGCAGGGTCAATTTCTTGAAGCCTATTTAAACTTTCCTGCTCTTTAGCTGGCGAAAAAAGAAAGTCATCATCAAAGGATGCAAGATCATCTTCAATATCTAGCTGACTTACCTCTTCATCTAATCGCTGTTCTTCTCTGGCTTGTTGCTCTTGAAAATCGGAGTCTAGTTGTACAGGCTGTCCAGTATCGACCCTGTCTTCACGTTCGGGCGATCCTTCCACGATGGGACTGGCTTTTTCCTGACGAGCGCCATCTCCGCGAGAGAGTTGATCTCCTTCTCGGTCTTGAACTTGAACGCCTCTGGACTCGGCTCGTGACCGAACTTCTTCTTGTACTGTTCCAAGCTCTCCGACAGTGGCTTCGGCTTGATTGTCATTTTGGGCATTTTGATTAGTCTCCTTTGAAGGCTCTCTGAGCAACTTCACAAGATAATTATACGTTGTTGGGGCTGAACTTTCGAGTAGCTCAGGATTAGAGTGCAATACTGCAAACGCTTGAGCAAACGCCTCTTTCTTTAATACGTTAATCGCTGACTCAGCTTTATCAGGTCTAGCATTGACCCAGCTAAATATATGCCCAAACGGATACGACATCTCTCTACCAAGCTCAGTCTTTTGCTCATAGTTTTGACCAAGCTCAAATAAGACATCACCAAGCTCAACGTCTAAACCATTGGCTCCCATCTCGTTTATCTCGGCATAAAACTCCACGCTGTTGTCTGTAATGTTGTTATTAACGTCAAACGCATGACCAATTTCATGAGCAATGGTGTAGCGAATTTTTTCGGCGTCACTAGCATTATTAGCCAGATTGTTAACATAGCCTTTCTTTAAAGAAACATAGCCAGCGTTCATGCTGTAGGAGCCATCACTATTCTTCATGCTGGGGTGTGACGCAGGGTCATGTATCCCTATACCTTGGAAGTCGTTTAAAACCGACTTAGGCATACCCATTTCAATAAGATCCACAACGGCATTTAAGATTTCGTTTTTAGGGGCATCATCACCGTAAAACTCTTCAGCACCAACTACAGGATTACCATCCACTACTTCTGGATTTGCAATACTTAAAGTGGTTTTTAATCGCTCTTCATCGATAGGCGTTCTTTCCGCGCCTAGCTCCTTATTAACTTCAGCTATGGCTTCCGGTAAGGAAACTTGAGCAGGTCTTCTTACTGAGCCAACATACTTAGATTCAGAAAAAAACTTTTTATCTGTCGGCTTAAACAGCATTGATGATTGAACAGACTCTTCAATCTCTAAAACAGCAGACTGGTTATCGGTCTCTGGCAGTAATTCAGCAACCTCTAGCGCCTCATCAACTGAGACTTCATCGTTAATTGGTGTGCCAGACTCCGCGCCTCTTTGTACAATCACTTCTTGGATTGAGACAGGTAAATCGTCTAATGGTATTAACGTACCTGTGTAGCCCTGAGGTTTGTTTATTTGCGCCTCAATGCGCTGTACTATCTCAGGTTCTCTTATTGTTTTGTTTTTACCTTTCTCATCCCTTACAGCAAGACTAATAGGGTTTCCTTTATCGTCTCTTCGTATTGTGGTGAGGGTAAGTTCTTTTCCCCGCAAAATAAATTTTTTGCTTTCAGGATCAATTGTTACATCGTTTTCAAAAACAACATTTTCGTCTGTCGGGATAATACCCAACTGCTCTGGTGACTGTGCTTCACCGCTTTCAATGAAGATATCTTCATCCTGAGATACAACAAAAAATCCTTCATCTCTTTTTGTTAAAACACCTTTTACACCCTCATAAGTAACGTCCTGTCCAGATAGAGAGTCTAGAGAAGGGGCTTTGTCTTGAGGAAGGTCAATAACCTCTGTCTGTTCAGTTTTTTGAGGTTCGTTTTGGACTGGCTCTTCTTCAGCAAGACGTTGATCAGGAATCTTATTAGCGTCACCATCATATTCCAAAAGATTTGTAGGCGAACTTATTTCACTGCGCGGATCTTTCGCTATACCGGAAACACCACCTATTGCCGCACCGCCGATGATTCCCGCAACTGCTGAGTTAAGATATTGTGAAAGCTTATCTTCCGAAGTCATTCTCTCAAGCCAAGAGCTTTCTACTTGAGGATTGTCGCTTCTTATATATTCAAGGGTAGCGTTTTGTATAACCTCTTGCAGTCCCTCAACAACGCCCTCCGCTCCGGCGCTTTTAGCTCCCTGTTTTATAATTCTTTTAGCCATGCTGGGTTGCTTGGCTATGTTTCCAGCTATCGCCTCTGAGGCGTCCTTAAATGTCTTTTGAGGCAATATTCGTTTTAATGCTCTCATTGGGGTGTACTGATCTAAAGCGCCGCTTGCTACACCTGTAATTAAGGCGGCTATTGGGGCTTCTTCACCACCTTCTTCTAATACTTTTGTAAACGATTCACCAGCGCCAGCGGCTGTACCGAAAGCAAGCGCACCACCTATCTGCCCCCTTACTGCCTTTTTGCCAAGCGCCTCCTGACCTGCCTTTGTTTTTGCAAAGTTTTTTGCGCCCTGTCTTTTGGCTAACTTCTGCGCTGAAGGCTTTATCGCCTTATCCATCGCTTTGGCGGCAATCTTTTTTAAACCACCTTTTGCTATTGCTCCACCTGCCGCACCACTGAGTCCACCGCCAAGCAAGCTAGAGCCTAAATTACCGATAATGTATGCAGTGTAATTAATGCCATCAACGAACCCATCGATCTCTTCTAGGCTACCAACTGCGGCTTCATTTCTCATTGCATCAGTCATTTGCTCGTTGTAATACTGCATGCCATCAACGAACCACTCATCATTGCCAAACAAGCTACCAGCCAAGGCTTTACCGCCACCGCCAATAAGCCCTTGAAGCTGATCAATGCCAGCACTAAAGCCCTTACCTATCTCGCTTAAAGGGTTGGTATCCTCTTCTCTATCCTTGCTGACCCTAAGAGAGGTCGGCTTGCGCGAGGCATATAGGTTTTCGGAATAAAGCATTCAATGCTCCGTAAGATTGGGAGAAAATTTGTTTAAAATACTGTTGGAACATTGGGTGCTTGCTCGCCGTAAGCACCGTAAACTTGAGAGCCAAAAATCCTATCTTGAAACTTCCGCCAGCCGTCCGCGTCATCTACAATAATTTTTGACTTATCTTTGCTTAAACCCATGTATGTCCTTGCTTCCATTACCTGAGAGTCGGTCAACGGTCTATACTCCTCTCCTTTACTTTTATATTTGCGCTGAAAAAGTGACTCAAGCCTAGTGACTGCCGGTAATGATCTTGTTTGAGCAATTTCGCCAGCAGTTTCATCTCTGTAACTTATAGGGATAGAATCTCCAGTAAGAAGCTGATGTCTAATGTATTCTTTTTTTAATTTAGGATCTTGAGCTAATTCTCCAAAAGTTTTATTTGAGCCTTGCATGACCTTTTGATCTGCCCTAAATTCCAACCTTTCATCAAAAAGCTGTTCCGCTTCATTCATTGCCCTAACATAAGATGGGCGGTCATATTGACCATTCTTGCGGTACTGTGCTTCTGCCATTCCGTTGTACAATGCTTCTTTATTTTTTGAAATTTCAGAACTGTAATGAACCATACCAGCAAATCCGCCAGTAAATTCTTCGGCATTAATTTTTACAGCCAGTCCATTTGACTCCCTTCCCTCGGTTGCTGGTGCTATATATTTTGTTATCCGACCCTCCTTGTCCTTTACTCGCACAAGAACCGATACTCCGATAGATCCATCTGAATTAGCAACAATGTCGTAGGCTTCCTTAGAGATAATCTCGTACTCTCCTGTCCTAAAATTTGGAGGAGCGTTAGTAAATGGATGTGGTTGACCTTCAACCGTAGCTGGAATAATTTCTCCAATACCTTTAGTATTTTTAGAAATTAAAATGTTTGTGCCGCCTAAAATATTTTCTTTATTAGACAGATCCTGTCCGCTTGCAAATACCTGTATGTCCTTTGATACGTTTTGAGCAACCTCAGGAGTAAACGGATTCAAAGCACCCTTAATAGATAGAACGCTATTATCTGTTGCCTGAATAGCTTGGTTGAATGCCCCAGCATTAGTGTCATTTAAACCCTCTACCGGAACTTCAAATGCTAAAAGATTGTTAGCGGCTTGACCGGCGGCTACAATCTTTTCTTCTTTTACCCTGTCTGTTTTCTTTTGGTCTAAAGCCGCGTTTTCCTTATCAAATATTGTCTGTTTATTTGCTGAGTCTATTTTGTTTTGTGCAAGCTTTGCCTTGAGTTCGGGGTTTGTTTCAGGATTTAAGAGGCTTTTCTTATAAGCTAACTCTTTTTCACGAAAGGTATTATTTAAGTCTCTTTGATCGGCGGCTGTTTTAAGATCAGTCGCTCTGTTTGTAGCCGCTAAAGCATCTCGATTAGTTCTATAGTCAAGGTCAGCCTGTCGGTCTTTTCGGCGCTCTTTTCGATCTTCATCTCTAAGTCTTAGTTCTTCTTCAGCAAGTTCTTGCCTAGCAAAATTATCTTGTACATTAGATACAAGACCAAAACCTTGAGTGAATCCGTCTGCAAAACCACCATATTTATTAAGTGCCATCTTGATAACCTAATCGAATAATTTGTTAAGTAAAAATGCTACGCCAAGACCAATTGCTACTGGTGCGGCTATTGTTCCAAGAGTCGCCATCCCTCCGCTAGATCCTGCGGCTACCGTAGTTCCCTCAGCGGCGGCGGCTCCCTCAGCTATTGCAACACCACCCTCGGCTAACTCAGCCGCTTTAACGGCATTCGCTACGTTGTTGATTCCGCCAGCTACCTCTGCGGCTGATCCAGCCGTCTGAGTGGCTTCAATAGCGCTGGCTACGTTGTTGATTCCACCTGTTAACTCTGCGGCAGTTCCTGCACCTTCAGCCAATCCAGCCACTGTCGATCCTGTAGCGTTTGCTGAAACTCCCTCAACAGCCCCAGCGACACTATTAATTCCTTGACTTGCGGTTTTCGCCGCCTTACCAGCCTCTAAAGCTTTTTGTACACCATAAGCACCGCCAATACCTGCGCCGGTAGAATACATTTGAGTTTTTTGGGCTTGCTCTGCCGCTTCTAACTGATCAGCTATAGCGTTCTCTTGCGCTTCTAACTCAGCAACACTTTTCATGCCTTGGTTTGCTAGGTTTCGTAACCCATAACCTGCCGCTAGGATTGTCATCCTCCTACACCTCTCGCCTTTTGTGATATGCCGGACATGCTTCCTGTTAGGAGAGCCTGTCTTCGGTCTATATCTCTTAGTTTTGTATCGTTAAGACCACCAACAAGTGTTGACATCTCATAAGCTCCAGCGCCTGTTTGAG